AAGCAGGCACCGCTCGTCTGCCGCGTTGTTGGCGTAGAACTTATCGTTGCCATAGCTGGCGTCGATGTTGTCCCCGGTCAGGCTGGTATCGGGCATGAGGGCGAGGGCCTGGAGCAGGAGCTTGGCCGTGTCGCCCACGTTGGCGGACGCGGTGATGTCCTTGAACAAGCAGTTCCTGGAACTGTCAGAGGAGGAAGAAATGGTGGTGTCCCACTTCCACGCGCTGCTGACGTAATCCAGCTTCACGCTGCCCGTGGTGGTCCCCGTCCCGTCTGGCGTGATGTACAGATCATCCCAGCCGGTGGCGGCGGCGTTGATGGCTTTCCACGCGCTGCTGCTGGCGCTCAGATCGGCGGTGGGAGCAGCGGCGTTGTTGTTCACGAAAACCTGCAACTCGCCCTTCACCAGGCGCAGGCCGGTACACCATTCGCTCACGTTACCGTTCATATCCCAAATTCCCGCCATGGTCCTATCATGGGACCAGGTGACGGGGCCGGTGCCCGTGGCCACATGGTTTGTCTGGCCGCTGCTTTTGGTTTTCGGGATCGCCACGCGCAGGGTCTCGCGGCTGTCCTTGCCGTAGTCGTTGTTGCCGTAAGGCTCGGTGCCGTTCTTGTGGCACCACAGGGCGATAGCAGCCCACTCCGCAGCGGTGATCTCGTGGAAATGGCCGCCTTTCGCCCGGTTGTAGGATACGAAGTAGTCGATGCCAGCGCCGGAAGCGGGGGCGGTGGGGTCCTCGCCCGGCCTGCTGTAAGCCCGCCCGTCATAGTGCTTGCTCTGGAACTTGCCGATATAGATGCCGTCCTTTTCGACGCCATCCACGATGAAAGCCGGGTGGGTGCTGGTGTCTGCGGTGCTGAGAACGTCGCAGAGGCGGAATTTGGGGATGTACACATACACCCCGGGCATCTGCTTATCGTCATAGAGCAGGAAGTTGGTCGGCGCAACGCATTTCAGCGCAAACTCCGCATGATCGAAACTCATATTTATTTACCTCCTCAGTGAATCAGTGGATCAGGATGCCCTCAATGGAGAACAGGTACAGGATCACCTTATCGGTGTCCAGGGGCAGCGGCGCGGGCGTGGCGGGCTCCTCACCCTCGCCCTCGTTCTCCGTGGCCTCCTCGTACTCCTTCGGGGGGATTTCCACCTGCGCGGCATAATACCGCCCGTGTCCCGTGGTGAGATACCCTTCGTTATCCACCATAATGTCCTTCTTTACCGCCTCGTCCTTCTGGAAGCGAGCCAGGTTCAGGGACAGCTCCCCATCCGCGAAGGACAGGGTGGTGCCGGTCAGCTCATAGTCGATCTTCCGGCCCTCGTTCATCTCAACGATCTGCATTTTCTCTCCTCCTCAGTCGATCATTCCGCCGGTCACGCGGACGAGGACCTGCACCCCCGTTGCGCTGCCGTCGTGTTTCAGTTTGAAGCCATTGCAGGCCCGATCATAGATTTCGATGTGTCCCAGCCTGCCGGTGTACGAAAGCGGGATGACTTCCACGCTATACTTCGCATTTTCCCGGAGCTGCGACAGGGCAACGGTGGTCGCGGAGTTGTTGAAGGGCCACGGGTTTGCCGCCTGCCCCAGGGTTACGGTTTTCAGCTCCGTCTTGGTGTTGTATCCTTCCTGGATGGACTGAAAGCCCCGGATGGCAGCGGCAAGGTCCAGGTCCGAGATACCGCTTTCCATGTTGTTGAAATGCTCCTGATCCTGGAGCGTTCCAAACTGGATGACATGGCCCTGCTGATCTTCAACGTGATCCTTCCAATAGGTGCGTGTGTACATGGGTTTACCTCCTTTCCCTATGCTTCGATCAGCGGGAACGTGAAGCGCAGCAGGGCGGTATTCTGTGCCGTCCGTACAAGGCTGATGCTCTGCTGTCCGGCGAGGGCACCATTGAGATCGTAGACCCGGACGCCGGTGATCGTGTCCGCTGTTCCGAAACTCGGTACAGCAACAAAGACCACAACATCCGTCCCCACGATCTCCTTGCTGTTGATCGTTCCGTCATACCAGGACCCGCCGCGCTGGTACTGGAAGCGGTCCAGACTTCTCAACAGTTCATTCCTTCTGGCGTTAAGGAATGTGGATGTGAAGAAAGCCATTCCGTTTCCTCCTTTCCCTGTGATCTATTACAGCGGCCCGTACCCAGGCCGGTGCAACCGTGCTTATATCTGCGGAAGCGTTCCACATTCCGCGATTCCCGCAGGCGTCGGAGCTGCGTTGTAGGCTTCCACCGTTGCGCCACTGTCGAAGGTTCCGCCCGCAGAATACCCGAGCCGTGCAGTTTCCGGGACTGTTCCGGTCAGAGGCGGGGAAACGGTATAGGCATCCACGCCCGCTCCGGCGCTTATGCCGTTCTGTTCGCTCCAGCCCACGGTTTTTCTGACATGGTACGTCCCGCAGCGCAGAGTGCCGCACTCCGGCAGGTTATAGGTCCAGCTCTGGATGTTGTGGCCTATGGTAATGCTGTGCTTCACCATAAAGCTCAGATTCTCCAGGTGGGCGCTCCACCGCTTTGCAGAGGCAAGACGCCGCTCCATTTCCTCCGCAGATATGGCAATGACGGGGCTTTCCTCCGTGGTGTCCGTGATATTCACGAACAGGCGGTAGTACCCAGCATCCCCGTCATAGATGAACCATTCTTCCAGCTCTGTCCCCGGATAGATCGCGTCTGCCTGCATCCGCACAGCCGCCGGTGTTCCCATAAGGCGGCGGACTGTGAGGGCGGATTGAACGACACGGCGCTTTTGCTCCAGGGTCATGCTCGTATCGTACCAGTCGATCTTCCAGTTGACCGCTACGGCATCCAGCACTTCCTCGCTCACGTTGTCCAGCCCGGTATATATCTGGCTCCCGTCTGCATAATCCAGAATCTTCTCATGCAGCAGGCCCAACGCGCCGGACAGAGCTTTTACCCAATCCTGTGTAAACAGGACCCTGGGCAGGGCATCCGTGATCCTGGCGTCCCGCAGGCTTTTAATCATCTTCCAGCCCCCCATAGTTGACGGTTACGCCGGTACATTTGGGGAGCTGGATTCCCGTTACCGTTATATCCGTCGGCGCGGTCACGCTCACCCGCTTTGCCCCGGCCTCCCGGATTCGGTAAATCAGTTCTGTGGGGTTAATGTCCCGCCCCATCTTCCGCTGCCAGAGCTGGAACGCACCCACGGCTGCATTGACCTTCTCCTGAATTACCCCGGCACTATTCTGATCGCTGGATGCGATCCAGTAGGTGAAGTTGATGGTGTAGGATGTTTCTTCCGGGGCGTAACAACTCACCAGGTCGCACAATGGCCGCATGGTTTCGCCGGAAAGATAGTCCGCAAGGCTCGCCCGCTCCGTTGCTGTGGGCAGCTTCGGCAAGCCCGTTGCTGTGTTTTCCAGGGTGAAGTAGATCGCAATTTCGCATGGGTCCGGGCTGAGAATCTGCACGTCCGCCACGTCGCTTCTCCATGCCCGAACATAAAACTCATACGCATCCCTCGGGCCTGCGCTGGAGTATCTGGAGGGAGCAAGGTATATGCGTTCCGTAAGGCTATCGTCCTTCTCAGCATCCAGGCCGCCGGTGCTTTCCGTGGTGTTTGTCACGCTGGCAATGTAGGGGATGGGATCAACCAGCAGTTCGATCTCCCCGGCGGGGATTCCGCTGCTTTTCTCTCCCGCCTCCTCCGCCTGCACTGTCACGTCCACATAGGTTTGCCCTGCGGGGATTTGCGCGTATTCTATGGTGTTGAAATATCTGCCTTTCTCTGTCTTTACCCGCGTCCCGGCAGGAACGGCTACAACGTCGCTCCTGGCGGCTGCCAGGGTGAAGCGTTCCGTTGCCGTCGCCCGGGTAGGCTCTTGCCTGATGATGCCGAAAAGGGCGGCCAAGGCGTCCAGCGCGTCCCCTGTGGAGGTTTTCAGCAGTTCCGCCCGTCCCTTTGCGTTCACGTACTGCATGACCTGATAGATGACAAGCGTTGACGCCTTGATAAGCAGGGTTATCGGATCGCCCGGGGCAAGGGTAGGCTCCATACCGTTGTACTCCTTGTACAGCCCTATGTAATTGCTTTTCAGCAGGGCCTCCGTTTGCTCCAGGGTCGTGTGTTCGATGAAACTGATCTCCGGCACATTTGCCAATTCGCTGATATTAGACAAACTCGATCACCACTTTCGGTTTAATCTGGCCGCCGTCTGCATCCCCGGCGAAATAGTCCACCTGCTTGACCCGTACCCGAGGCTCATACTGCTGTGTTTTCCGCACAAACTCCGCCGTCAGTCTGGCCTTTGCCATTTCCATTGGCATATCCAGAGCGCCGGTTTCGGGGCCGGTCATATCTATCCCGAAATCCCGATCAAGGCCCAGCTCTCCGGCCTGGGTGCCATACAGAAGCCGCAGATTCCGCATGATCTCCTTCGCCTCACTCTCCCCGGCGCTTCCGGCATCTATGATGATCTCCGCCTCGCTAGTCAGCATGGCGATCCCTCCTTACAGGTATTCTTCGATGCTCAGTGTCAAGGTACACTCGATCAGCGCCCCGCCGTTCAGCACCGCGTCCCATGCGTCAGAAACGGAGACCAAGCGGAAGCGGTAGGAGGACAGAGGGCGATTTCCGATGATGAAATAGTCCGCCACTCCCTTTTCCGCCATGCGCTGAAAGTATTCCAAGGTCTGGCGCGGATTTACCCCATCCTGTGCGCGGAGGCGCATATCCAGGGTGTAGCTTTTGAGCTTCGGCCCCAGGTACTCGCTCCTGGCCTTGCCTCCCACCACGTCATGCGTTGCCCAATCGCTTCCCGTGCTGCCTTTGAGGTTTGATGGCGTCAGGATGCGCACGTTGCTCACCGTGAACGCCTGCCCCATATAGCTTCCTACCGCCATTGCCTGCCCTCCTTAGTTGGGTCCCGAAGTCGATCCGCCGTAACTGTCCGTATGCGTGTGGGCCGTGAGGCTCTTTCCTCCGATCACGGCGCTGCCGCTGTTTCCGGCAATGCTCACCGTTGTGCCGTTGATGGTGATGGTGGGGGCGGAGAGGTTAATGCTGGCCGCTCCGCTTATGGACACATCCCCGTCGGCGCTTACGGCTACACTTCCCCCGCTCGCCCCGGTCAGGGTAACAGCCCCGGCAGCGCTGACGGAGACGCTGCCGCCGCCCGCTCCGATGGTGCAGCTCCCATCTGCGGCGATCTCTATTGTGTTACCACCCGCCTGAAAGACGAGCTTTCCGCCTGCTTTCATGGTGAGGTCTCCGCCCGCCACAAGGCTTAAATCGGTCCCGGCTTCCATGCTGATGACCGTTCCAGCCTCTACGCTGGCCCCGGCCTCCGACACAATGCCCACGCCCGTTTTACCTTGGATGCTCACGGCCCCGCCCAGGCTGCGAAGGGATAACTGCCCCCCTGCGGAGTAGTCCGCTGTCCCTTCGGCATCATCGGAGATCGCGCCTTTGGATATGCGGGCCATGCACCCGGCAGAATCCCCGAGATACTGGCTGTATTCCCCGGTGTTTTCATCAAACCGCTCATATGCTGTCCCCGGGGTATCGCCATATTCCTTCCGGTACAGCCCTGCATATCCCTCTACCGGGCGATTCGTTTTGTTCCAGATTGACCCGGCGGCGGTGGCCGCCGCTGCTCCGTTTGCGTTGTGGCTCACGCTCACCATCTGCCCGATTTTGGGCATCTTGTATTCCCCGTTGGAAAGAGCGTTGATCTTCTTCGTTACGCTCTGCCCCCGGTCAAAGTAGGTCACCTCATAGGTGCCCGCCTCATAATCAATGGAACTTACCCGCCCGGTCCGGTTTCCGCCGCTCATGCCGCCCTCCTACAGAATATCCGCAAAAGCCTTTCCTGGGCCTCCTCCGCCCCCGCCGCCGATGACGCAGTAGGACGCCGGGACCCAGCCGGTGCAGTTCTCCCCGATGGGCAGTTTTCCGCACCTGTCCGCGCTGTTGGTGATCCGGTATCTCCCGTTTATCAGAATGCCGTCATAGAAATAATAGACGCCGGTATAATGGGCGCTGGCCTGCGCCGCCGTACTGGAGTAGTAGAATGGGGCGTTGCGCAGCGTCACCGCCTGCCCGGCCTTTCCTCCTGCGGCGCTGCTGGCGGCGCTGGCCGCCGGTTCCGTTCTTTCGTAATTGTCGTTATAGCCCTCGCTGGCCGCGTCCTCGTTTTCATGGTATTCGATTGTCCCGCCCACGTCCCAGGCATAGAAGGGGGTGGTTACGCGGCTGCAATTTATATCCGATGTAAAGCCGTTTTTTCGGCTGTATTTGTGGGTCACTCTATCCACGAAGTATTTTCCGCTGATCTTCCCGCAGCCGGAGAGGTTGATGCAGTTCCCGGCGCAGACGTTCCATGCTCCCTCCACCGTGAATTTCAGCTTTTCCTTGCCGTGGTTCTCGTTATTGATGGCCGCACAGAGCTGTGCGGCGGCATCCTGTACACTTACCGCCCGCTGATTCAGATTCTTCGTGTGCGTCCCGCCGCCCACGGAGCATGAAATGTCTATATCCCTGTCCGGGTCCGTATAGGTGAAAGTGCCGCCGGTGAACGTGCCGGAAAGGGTTGTGCTGTAGCTCATGCTCCCGGGCTTTATGTCCAGCGGCGCGAAGGTGCGGACCGGGCGCTTTGCCTTGTACTTCTCCCGGTCATACACCCACAGCCTGCGGGCGTACACTTTGAGGACCAGGCCATACCGTTTGCAGAGGGTGTTGTAATACTTGCTGTCCGTGGCGTCCTGCTCGTCGCAGTCTATCTCATAATCATCTGCGTCGTAGGAGAAGGGGAGACCGTAACGCTCTGCAATGGTCTCCCCGATCCGTTTTACGCTGGTGTTCTGCCAGATGGTCTCCCGCTCCAGTTCAGAGAAATCCCCCTCCGCCGGTTTTGATACCGCCCCGATAGTCATTGTGCCCGGGGCCTGCTTATAGGCTATATCGTCCAGGGTGAACAGGCCGCAGTTCAGTGACCGATTGCGCCGGTTTTGATCCCAATTCTTCCCGATAATCCGGGCCTTGATGGTCGCTCCGGTTTCCGGCAGCCATGCGTTCAGCCATTTCTTATCCTGGGCATTGATTGTGAGGTCCAGGCTGTCGCTGTTGTCCGCCGCGTTGTCCGTATAGGTCAGGCTTTCAATCTCCGTTCCTACCTGCTCACCTGCAAACTCCGCGTTGTTATAGCGAATGTCCAGAGATACCCTGCGAGCTTCAATCATTTTCCGCCTCAAACTTCCACGGCGGCAGCAGGCCGTCCCGCTCCTCCTCCAGCGCCGGGACGTTGAGAATTGTCCCGGCGCTGAAAATGAAGGTGTTGATCTGTTCGGGGTTCGCTGCCATGAGCTTGTCCGCATGGTATTCGGTTCCGTATACCTCTTTGGCGATCACATCCCAGGTGTCGCCGCTCTTTGTCGTGTAGGTCATGCCATCCTCCCGGGTGTTGCCTTAGTATGCGGTCCTTGCGCGGGTCCGCTCCATGCGCTCCCACCATTCCTCAAAGCGGCGCTCACTGATCTCCAGGGCCTCCGTTACGTCCTCCCGGTTTGCGTTCCCCATTATGGTGACATTTACGGTGAAGATCGGCGCTCCGCTCTGCGTTTCCCTGTTGCGGCTTCCTCCTGCGGGTTGCTGGACCGTGATTTCCTCACGCCCCCGCCGCTCCTGTTCCTTGGGCTGGACCAGCCTCAGCGGGGCCGCCGCCGGTCTCTGCCGCTGCTCAGTCTTTGTCAGCATGAACAGTTTCCACATCCCGGCGGTATTGATGATGCTTTCCCCGTCCCGTCCCGCCAGCAGCTCCGGCCCTTCTTCGCCCACTAGGGCCACGCCCGGCGGGGCGCTGTCAGTTCCCTTGGCGTAGGCGTTGACGGTTGCGCCGTGCGTGGCCGCGTGAGCGGCAAGCATCAGCTTTTCGGTTTCCCTGGCGGTAATGACCTTTTCCCCGCCCTGCATCAACAGAAGCTCCGGCCCTTCTTCGCCCACCAGGGCCACGCCCGGACGGGCACTGTCAGTTCCCTTGGCGTAGGCATCGGTTATTCCAACCATGCCGCTGACCGATTCTGCGATTGTCTTTTTCTTTCCGCTGCTGTAAGCCCAGGAACCAACGGCTGTTTTGATCCTCGATCCCAGCCGTTCCAGGGAGCGGATTACTTCGTCCCCTTCTTCCTCCATTCCGTCTAAATACCCGTCAATGGTTTTCTGAATCGCTTTCTTGGCTTCGGCGTAGGAGCCGGTTTCCTCAATGGCCTCCTTCATCTCCGCGTCAAGGGCTTTCAGCTTCTCCAGAACTTTATCGTCTTCGGTGGTGTAAACCTCCGAGGCCGCTTCCCGAAGGGATTTCACCCGCTCGTAGAGCGCAACCACTTCTTCCAGCTTTGTGGTATCCGGGTTTTCCAGGTCTCCCAGGCTGTCCACGATCTCCTGAATATAAGCCGCCGACTTAGTATCACCTGTTGAAGCGAGTTCGTCCCACAGCGTTCCCAGGTCGATACCGGCATCGTTTGCCGCTGTCCGAAGGGTATTCAAATTCTTGATGTAGGTCTCCCAATAGTCACTCTGGCTTTTCAGCCCGGTCATCATGTCATCAAGTTTTTCCTTTTTTACTTCGGCCTTCTCAAAGAGGGAGAACACATTGCTGTATGCCGCATAGGTCTCCTTCCACACCTCCGCCCAGGTATCTCTCACCCCGGCAAGGGCTTCCTCAATCCCGATATACCGATCCAGGCTGATGCTTTGCAGCTCGGTGTCTTTCCGCCAGTTTTCCTCCAGCGTTTTCCTGTATTCTTCCCGCTCCCGATTCAGCTCATGGAGCTTGTCGGTCAGCTCGTCAACGGTATCGTTGTAGGCGTTGAGGGTTTCCGTATCGGTCTGTGAGAGGTTGACCTGCACCCCCGTTTCGGTGTACCCCGGCGTCGCCTCTGCTCTGCCTGTTTCCTTGTTTACGGCAATGCTTATTGGCGTGTGCTCATTGAAACTGTCCATGAACTCCTGCCGCTTCTCCAGCGCCTCGGTAAGCCTCCGCTGGTACTCTGCAATCTCCTCTTTGTAGGAGCTGTCGATGGTCGTAGCGGCGAGTTTAATCTCCTGCGGAGTACTTGCCTGTGCCACCAGCTCCGCCATGCTGCTACGCATAGCCTCCGTCCCGCTGTAAAGGTCTTCAAGACTTCCATAGTTCGCCAAAGCTGCCTTGTGGTTTTGGTATTGTGCCGTACTCCGATACTCTTCGAGCAACAGCGTGACCAGCCCGGATAATGCCGCAACCCCCAAGGTTGCCGCACCCACTCCGCCCAGCAGGGAGCCGAGGGTGACGCTGGCGGGAAGCCGCTGCATGATGAAATACAACCCCTGGGCTATGGAGGCCGCCGCGCCTGCGGCTTTGCTCACGCCCACGATGGCCCCGGCTGCACCGGAGGCCCATACCGCCAGCCCCGGGGCGGTCTGGACAAGGTCATTAGCCTTGCCCGTCAAATCCGTCAGCTTTTCTACCCCCTCCGTTGCCAGGGGGAGGAGCTGATTTCCCAGGGAGATTTTCAGGTCCGTATAGGCATCCTTCAGGAGCTGCACCTTGCCTGAATAGTTTTCCAGCCTGTCCGTGCTGATCTGATCCGCCGCACCCTGGAAGTTGTAGATGTCCTCTTTCAGGGTCTTCCACTGTTCATCGTTGGCGTTCACGATGGCAAGCAAACCTCTCATGCCCCGCTGCCCGGCAAGGCGATATGCGGCGATCTGTGCGCTCTGTGCGTCATCACCGAAGCCCTTAAAGGCGTCCCGCAACTCCTCCAGGAATTGCGCCAGCGGTTTAGCCTGCCCGGTCAGATCGTCGTACATGGAGAGGCCGAGTTCTTTCATCTGCGCCGCCGCGGTGCTGTTCGCCCCGCTCATCCTGGTGAGAGTGGTATTCAGGGAAGCACCCGCCGTGCTGCCCTTCAAGGCATTATTCGCCATGGCGGCCAGGGCCAGGGCCACATCCTCGATGCTGTACCCCAGGTTTCCCGCCGTAGTCTCCACATAACTCAGGCTTTCCCCGATCAGGGCGACATTGGTGTTGCTGCTGGTGGCCGCCTTTGCCAGCACGTCCGAAAACTTTACCGCGTCCCGCTCCCCGGTAAGCTGAAATGCGTTCATGCCGTCGGCAACGATGCTCGTCATGCTTGCCAGGTCCTCACCTGCGGCTGCGGCAAGGTTTACCACCCCGGGCAGACCGGCGATCATCTGCTGCGCGTCCCAGCCTGCCAAGGCCATGGTCTCCATTGCGTCCGCCGCTTCCTCCGCCGTGAAGATGGTGGTCGCCCCGGTCTCGCGGATCTGACGGGTGAGGATTTTCACCTCTTCCGCCGAAGCCCCGGAAACAGCCTTGACGCTGCTGATCCGTTTCTCCAGGTCCGCCGCGCTATGCAAGCTGTCCTGCATCAGGCCAAGCACCGGCTCCGCCACGGTTGCCATTGCGTCCGTGACCATGCGGGCGCTGATGATGGAATCCATGGCGTTCTTCGCCCGTTTCAGGGCTTCCTCATGGGCCCGCTGCATTTCCTCGTTTTTCGCCAGCTCGTCGGTGTTCTCCCGCAGGTCGGTGTTCAGTTTTTCGATGGCCTGGTCCAGCTCATCGGTATTTACCCCCGCCCGTTTCAGCGCATCGGCACTCTCCTGGAGCTTTTCCTTCTCCAGCCGGAGGGCCTGCTCTGCCTCCTTGGTTGCTGCGGTAGAACTCTTCTTTGCTGCTGCCGCCTCAGTTTCGGCACGTTTGGCCGCTTCCAAAGCTATTTTGCTGTGTTCCCAAGCCTCTTTTTCTTTTCTCTGTTCACTGGTAAGAGCTTCGATAGCTGCCTTATGTCTGATTTTTTCCTCGCTGATCTCTTTCTCAGATGCTTTTGCTTCTTTAAGCAATGTGAGGTTGGCACTTCCGGATGCAATTTCGTTTTTTATCGCCGAATCCAGTTCGATATATCTAATTCTGTGTCTGTTTACTTCCTCTTCTGCCGTCCGTCGCGCTGCCGTAGCATTTTCCAAGGTGCGGGTTGCTTCCTCCTCCCGGGTCTTCAACTCCTGCACCTTTGCGGAGGCTTCCGCCACATTCTGCTGGTATACGCGGAAGTTTTCGGCCTCCGCCAGCGTCGCTTGCAAGGCCGCGTGTCTTTCCCGCAGCTCTCTCAGGTCGTCGCTCACGGTGCGAATCTGGCTGATGGAGCCGTCCAGGGCGGCCTTGAACTGGAAGAGTATCGTGTAATTCTTGTTTGGCATAGCTCTCTACCCCCTGCGGTCTTGCGCTGTGTTCTCGCCTGTGTTATTCTTGTTTTGTCGAAAGTTTTCGCATTGATTTTAGAATTGGCGGTGGTATGGATGAAACTCAGGGATATACTCGATATGATGACGGCGGTAAACGTCGGCACGGAAAGCGCGTACAAACGCTCCGGCAGCACGGTTTCCCGGGCGGAGTACATGAAGCTCTATGACGGATACAACGCCACCTTCAACGCCTTTAAGGAGCTGTATGATGAGCGGCAGGAAACTGAAAAGCGTGTAGCGGAATTGGAAGCAGAACTCGCAGATACAAAGAAGGAGCTATCTGCGTGGCAGGCCATAGGGAAACGTCAGGAAGATGACCGAAGTAAAACAATTTCCATTATTGAGCAGTTTCATAGTTTGCTGACACGCCCCAAAATCTCAAAGGCCGGAATCGACGATGATATTTATGACGCGCTCTATGAGCTATTCCATGCTTTGGGCAGTATTTATGACAGCTTAACTGATTACTGTCTATTCGTAGATTCTGATGATATTACATACTATTACCCATATCTTGAATCTGAGATGCTTTGCGCTCTTATGCGGGGGTTTGCAAAAGCAGTGAATCAACTTTCTGAATCCGATGCCCTATGCCGCCTCTTTACGTTTCCGGATTTGTACCCGCTGGACGAGGACGGCAATGCCCTGGAATACCTGCTCTCCCTCATGGAGACCCGCCTATCTGAGATTTCAAAGGAAGATACCGACTGAGGCACCTGCCCGCCCGTTTGGGCGGGCAGGCTGTTTTACTTCCGCTCCCTGGCTCTCCGGTTGCAGGTGTCTATCCAGCCAATCAGCCGTGGGAGGGTCAGGCTTTCCCAATATCCCACGGGTGATCCCGTAGCTTTCGCCAGGTCCAGGTAGATGCCCCGGAGCAGGTCTGCCGGGCTTTCACCTTCGTTCAGCCCGTAACGAGCAAAAAATTCTGCGCCGCCCCCACCACGGCGTTGTAGTCTGCCAGTGGGAGCTTGAGCAGCAGTTCCTCCGGCACGTCCGCAGCCCGCGCCGCGAGCATCCGCTGATACTTCCTGGAGTATGCGGGGAGAAGCCCGCGCAGGCCCAATGCGCCGATCTGGTCGTCAATGATCTCCATGTCCAGGCCGGTCAAGGCGAGGAAATTCAGGTGGATTTCCTCAATGGTTTTCCCCTGGTATTCCAGGGGCGCTTTGAGCTTTACCGTAGCCTCCCCGAAGCGTTCCGCCAGAGCCTCCCGGCCTCCCGCTCCCTCTACGGCCTCCTCGTACTTGTCTTTCAGCTCCTCGGTGGTGCTGCGGTTTTCGTTCTCGTTCATTGTTTCTGCTCCCTTCTGTGATTCTGTGTTTCAGTGAAATATCCCGGCGTGGGCTTTTCGCCACGCCGGGATAGGTGTATTCGCTCAGATCAGGGCACGGATGGGGGCGAGCTTGTCCACGCCGTTGACCTTGTAGACGCCGTTCAGCTTGTCCACCTCCAGCAGGGGCTTCCCGTCATTCTCAATGAGAATGTAGGTCAGCTCCAGGGTAACGGTGGCCTCCATGCTTTCACCCTTCTGGATGTTGCCGGGATTGAAGGTCTTGACGCGGCCCATCTCCACGATGCGCAGACCCTTGAACGCATAGCCGCCGGTCTTGTCGAAAATCTGCTGGGCAGCCCGGAAGGTCAGGTTGACCACGGACAGAGGATTGAGCATTTCAGCGGCGGAGCTGTACAGGGTGTTGAACTTGATCTCCTGCTCCATGCTCTCAAACTGCCCGATAACCGGGCTTTCGATCTCGCCATTGATCCCCAGCCCCGCAACGGAGCTGGTTTTCATGCGCACTTGGGGCAGGGTGGCGGAAGCGGCAACGCCGATCATCTTGTTCCCGTCCAGGTAGGTGTTGTAGTCATTGATCTTTTCGGGGATAAAGTTGTTGGAAATCATTCTTTCTCCTCCCTTATGCGTTCAGGGCGGCGGAGAGGGCATAGGGATCAAACTCGATCTTGTCCTGAATGTGCTCCGCCGGGGTGTACGGACTGATGTACTGGTGGAAAGTCAGATGCCCGTTCAGCAGTTCCGTGGTGGGGTTCTCCTCGGCCAGATACACGATCTCATATCTGGCGCACACATTCCGGGCAACAAACCCATTGCCCCGCACGTTCTCGCTGTCAACGACGTGCCCGATCAGGGGCTTGTTGGCCGGATTATCGACCACCTGGAAGTAGGTCAGGATGAAGGTGTTCGCCGCCCACTTGAGGAAGCGCTTGATGCAGAACCAGCGATCCTTCGGGTCGGTGTTCCCGGGGTAAGCTGCCGTGTTGTTCCCCCAAAGACGCCAGCCCTGGTAATTCAGGAAGGTGCCAACGCCGAAGCTGTTAATGGTGTTCGCCTGGTCCTGGTCCAGGATCACTTCCGTCCCGTCAGCAAGGCAAATGCCGGAGATCGCCACAGGCTTGTTGCTGGGGCTGACATTGGGAACGTCCGCGTTCACCGCATCGGTGTAAGCGGTCAGAGGAGCGGCAATGCTGCTGCCGGAATACACCTTGTCTCCTACCTTCGCGCAAGGCCAAACGGCATATGCGTTCGGATCGGAAACGGCCTGGGCCGCTTTCTGCGTGTTCACGCCGGTATACAGCAGAGCGCCGCCGGTCTTGCTGGAAATGTCCACGATGCACACGCAGGTGAACGCGCCGTTGATCTCCTTGGTCTTGGCCTGGAGCGCAGCGGCAACGGTGGCATCCATGCTCCAGCGGGGGGCGGTGAGAATGCCAGGGACCAGACTCAGCTTCGGGAATATCTGGCGGACGACCTCCAGACCCTTTTCCTCTCCGGTGCTGACGTTCACGCTGCCCACGATGTCGGCGGCAGTCACGGCGCTGGGGTCGATCTTATTGCCGGTGACTTTCAGGCTGGTGGCGGAGTACGCAGCGCCGCCGGAGAGAAGCACGATGTTCAGGTAGCCGTTATCGTCAAAGGCCAGGGTGTAATCCGTCCCTTCGACGAGGGCGGTAGTGTTCTGCTTCACGGTCAGGCCCGCTTTCAGCGCACCTTTGACCTCCAGCACGGCCATGTGGTTATTCACCGTGAGGGTGGTTTCGGTGATCGCGGTCTTGTGGGTCGCGGGGTCCAGGACGTTAATCAGGATCAGGGGACCACAGCCCACAACGTCAAAGGCAGCGCTGATGGCCTCGCAGAGGGTATAATCGGCGAAATCGTCGCTATACCCCACGGCGGTAACGGCCTCCTTCTTGTTGTTCACCAGAATGGGCTTGTTCACCGCAGCGGCGGGATTCGCCAGCAGGTTCACCGGCGCGGTGCCGATGACAACCTGCAAGCCTGCGGTGCTGGTAACAGGAGCGACCAGGCTGGTCTGCTCCTCGTTGACGTTCACACCATGCTTATAGCTAGACATTCTTACTCCTCCTTAGATTTCGGCTTTCACCGTGTTATAGAGAACGGCTTCCATCGTTCCCTTGATCTCCAGGTTGCGGCGGGTGCTGGGGAAGTCCTCCGTTTTCACCGTCAGCGCCCGGGCCGCCGGGTGCTTATTCAGGAACTCCTCCAGCGTGGGCGGCAGCTTCCCGCTATACACGGTGAACTGACGGGCGACGTTTTTCACGCTGGGGCCGCAGTATACCAGCGTCGCGGGCTTTTCCTGCTCCACAGGCTTTTCGTTGATCTCGTCCTCTGCGGTGACGGGCGCAATTTCTTTTTTGCTCATAAAAGCTCCTCCACTAATGAATCCTGTGTCATGGCCGGGGCGGTGCAGGTCACGGTGATAACGCCGTAGAAGTACGGGTAAGAATCATCCTGCTGGAACGCCCATTGGAACGGCTTGATAACCGTAAACGCTCCTCCGAAATATGGCCTTGTGCAAAACCGCTGTATAATGCGCTCTCGCATATTCGCCACATCCCGCCATCCCGTCCTTTTCTTCCCTGCATCGTAGCCGCACAGGATCAGGTTGAAATCTATCGTCTGCGGGTTATCATCGTCTTTGACTTCACCCGCGTCTAACCGGACAATGATGAACGGAGGCGGCGCGTTGTCCGTGTCTGCATCCACATCGTTATCCGTAGGAATGGGAAGGTCTTGCTGATACACCTTTACCGCCCGCTCCCCGGCTGGCGAGGCGAAAAGCATACCGTCAAACAGTTCCTCCATCAGCTCAGTCAATGCGTCATGGCAGAGCGCGGGTGTCCGCCCAATGTCGGCCATTTCGACCATGTTTCTGTAGTCCGTCATGTGCTGCCCTCCATCACGCGATCCAGAGCTTTCAGGAAATCATCCGCTGCTGCCTGTTCGTTCTCCGGCCATACCTTGTTGACCTGGGCAGCTCCGCTCAACGCTCCCACGGTTACGAGCTTTTCAACTCTCCCGTCCCTGGTTCTCCACCTGGTAGGCTTCACATAGGCACTTTTGCTCCCGGCCAAGGCGTTTGACCCCACGACGCGCTGCACCATGCCCACATGACCGCTGTTGAATCTGGCGAGGAAAGCCTTGCTCCTGTTGTCCTTTCCGGAAAGGGTATACATGGGCGTTGATCTCAGGATATGCCCCCTGAATCCTTCCTTTGGCGCTTCTCTCCAGCGCGTACCAGGTAATGGAACGTCGGGGAAACTCTCAAAATAGCCCATGTCGCTGATCGGTGTGCTGATGCTCATTTTCGCAACGGGTCGTGAGGCGCTTGCTCTCTCGGTCTGGCGGAGCTTTTCCAGGTGTCTTTCCCCGGCGGCGGTGAGCGCATACCGTTCTTTCGCAGCCTCGACCAACCTTGCCCGACTGTCCGCTATGGCTGAGTTGAGTGCGCGGGCCGCCGCCCCTGGCGTATTCCTCGCAAAGCGCATTGCGCCGGAAGCGGCTGCATCCAGGCCGTTCACCTGAACGACAAAGGTTTGCTTCATTGCCTCGCCCTCTCCAGCGTCATGCGGTACACGCCGGAATCCTCCTCGCACTGTATGATGCGGAAGGTCCTTTTGGTCTCCTTGTCTGCGTCAAGGATCAACTCTTTTCCAACTTTCGGCTTCGGCCCATAGTCCTCCGTTTTCACATAGAGAATCATCCCCGCCTTATACAGGCCATCGTCCATGCTGCCTTTTCTGCCCCATTCCCAATGAGACTTGTGCCGGGCGGTATCGTCCTCCTCCAGTACGACCAGCATTGATTTTCCGTCAATATCGTGGACCTCCGCGTGTTCGTCCCCGTTGAAGAAAACCGTGTCAATGTCCTGCGCTGCGAAGTCCTTGAAGGTCAGCCCGCTCCCCGCAT